AATACGTTCCCTAACGTATCAAAGAATTGAAACCCATTTCCTATGGGCGCAAGATTGACGCTCATTTTTTCTTCCCTATGTCAGAAAGCCGCACTCCTGCTGCTGGCTTCAAAGTTTGCTTAACTTCTTTTGCCGTTCTGCGTTGCTGAATAATTTGTTGCGCTGGCTCAACTACTGCGCCAACTCCCGGAATACGTTTTGCCAATTCTGCGCCATACTGTTTAGCCATTTGTGCAGCAGCAACAGCAGTTCCAGATTCATTAACAAACGACCCTTTTGGCCTTGATTCTATTAGCTTGCCAGTGTTTGCAATAGCCCTAATAGTTTTGGCCTGATCGCCAAACAAAGGCTCAAGCTTTTTATTTACATCCAAGCTTTCAACAAGTTTATTAAACTTCCCGGTCAAGAAATTGCCGCTTGCGTCTGTAGACTCTCGAATCATGTAATCCAAAGCGCCAGAACGCAAATGCTGCAAAGACTGCTGATCTTGACTTATGGTTTCAAGAGTCTTAACAAAGTCTTTATTCTTTGAGCGAAATACCAATTTAGGAATAAAGTCTTTTGTGTCAGCAATACCATTCATTACATCCGCATAAAGCGGGTTATAAGTTGGACGCTTTTTGTCCAACAAATCAAACTGAGATTTAGCCAAAGACCTAGCCTTATCAGCTAAAACTTTAGCTTCTCCAGTTTCATTTAACAGCGGCATTTTTTCTAGCTCGCTGCGAACAACGGTAAGCGCATGAACAGCATTGCCATCATTAGCCGCTTGAGCCTTGCGAGTTTCTCTAGCCAACACAGTCCGAAGATTCTCAAACTGGTTAAAGTTCATTGTTTTGCCTTCTTTGTAGGAATTAATCCTGCTCAATATAGAAGGCGGCAAGAACTCTTGTTCATCAAACTCACCAAGAGCTTTAATTGCATTATTGCCAAATGATCGGCTATCTACTTCAAGCTTGCCAGCGCCATAATCTTTAAGCGCGGTGTAAGCTTCTGTAATTTTTGCATCGTCTGTTTTAATACGGTCAGACATGCGACCTATGGCATTTTCAGCGTCCTCAACAAAACTTGTTGTATTAATATCAGGAGCAACGCGCTCTTTCATTAAGTTTGCGTTTTCCTGAAGCAACTTATTTTGTTCATTTAGTCGAGCAACGATTTGCTCTTTAATGCCGCGCTGATTTCTTTCATTGCTGATAATTACAGGGTCTTGAGTAGCTTGACCGCGAGTAAGCGATATAGGAACCGGCAGTTGGTCAGCCTCCATAATTCGATTAAGCGCCTCAACATTAAGATCGCCCGGTTTAACCTTGCTAAGATCCTGTTTAATTTCTGGCGAAGCCCTGCCAATAGCTTCATCCAGCATGGTTTTATCGGCGGTTTTGGCGGCTCCAACGCCCACCATTTCACCTTTTACTTTGCCGTAAAACTGTTGCTGAAGCTGCTGCGCGACTTCTGAAGCTGGAACTTTTGTCTTGCCGGTAGTAGGCTCTATGCGCTCTGCTATTGGCTTTGGTTTTGGCTTAGGCTCAATAGTTGGCTTTCTAGCAGCACCAACAGCAGGCACAACTTCAGGCATGACAGGCGGCAATTTAGACTTTTCAAAAACTTCTTGCAAAGCCCCCATAGTTCGCCCAGTAACGGCCTTTCCTGTCTCTGTACGCGGCTCGTAAGTTAGCGCCTCAGATACCTTGCCTGCCGTTTCCTCTGCACGTTTAAGGCCTTCTTTTGTGCCTAACGTACCACCTAATACGTTTTCAGCAATACCTGCCACACCGCCAACAATAGGCGCAACAGTGCCAGTAACAGCAGTTAAACCAAGCTCACCTACGCCACTCAGTTTTTCGGCTGTAGAAGGCTGTTTAGGCTGTTCAGGCATTTGCGGAACCTGTTTTGCTACAGGAGCAACAGGAGCCGCAGGCGCTTGCTGTTGTTTTACTGCTGGCTTTTGTTCGCCGCCAGATAAAAAATCATCTAGTGCAGAACCAACAGGTTTAGCAACAGATTGAGTTTTCTTCCCCGAAATAAAATTTATTTCTTTATTGATAGCATTAATATTTGCCTGCGATCTAGGATCGCCAGCCTGCAACTTTGCTTGTTCATCTTCTAACTCTTGTTGCAATATTTGTATGCGTTCGTCTTTTCTTTCCGGAGCTTTATAAAATTTATTTAGTTCGTTAAGAGTCGCAGAATCTTTAGCGTTAAAGTTTCTGGGATCATTAATATCAAAGCCCGGCTTGGCTTTCTTAGCCATATCTTCAGGCTTTACGCCTTTGCCGCCACCTAGAAAATCATCTAGTGCGCCCATTATTTAACTCCGGTAAAGTTGCCGTTTACCATTGCATCAATATTTGATTTCTTGCGTTTAAAGTCTGCCATATCTTCAGGAGACATTCCTTCAAAAAGCTTCTTATAAGCCTTTTGTTTTTGCTCGTAAGACATTTTTGACTTATCAATCGACATAGCTTCAAACAACTTACTGTCGCTGTTGTTGCGCCAGATTTGGTCAAATGTAGCGCCGTTATTGTCACCAAATTGTTTAGCAAAAGCATTTTTAGCTTTAGCCTGTAAATCAATATTGGCTTGATCTGCTTTGTTTCTGCGAGCAATTTCTATCAACACTTCTGGCGGTATCTTTACTGAACCAGTAGCCGCTTCAGCCATATTTAAACCGCCAACAGTGTCAGACGTACCCAAAACCTTAGCGTTTGCCAAAGCCTGATTTGCCAAATCTTTAGCAAGGCGGTCATATTCCTCGCTAGAAACCCACATACGCACTTTGCGCTCAAGATTGCCAGCAATACCGCCTTTGCTGAAATATGCTTCTTTTTCTAGCTTTTCCGCTGTTTTAATTACATCATCAGAAATACGCTCAGCAGAAACTAAAGTTCTTTGCCTATCAAGTAATGCAATTCTATTTTGCTGTTGAGATTTAGTATCAGCTTCTTCGCTTGGAGCCATAGGACGAATATCGCCAGCCTGACGCACTGGATAAGCTAAAGACACTCCGCCAATACTAGGCAACTGCTGCCCTTGTTGAGGCTGACCGCCTTGTGCAGGCTGTTGAGGCATCCCCGGCTGTTCAATATTAAGTGGCTGTGCCTTGCCAAGCGCAGGCGTGACAAGCGCAGGAGCGCCGCCTATTGTGCCTACCTGCGGAGTCATACGGCCTGTCTGAGCCTCGGACGTAGTTCCCATTCCAGAAATGTTCTTCATTACCTGCGGCAGTTTGCCCGGCTCTTTTTGAGCTACAGCCATCACAGGAGCTAAAAACATTTGTGCGGTTTTGGGGTCTATGCCACTAGCCACCATAACTTGAGCTGTTTGCGTCAAGGCATCAATAGCACCCTGCGGATCTTGTGCAGCATTTTGAATTCTTGGGTCAGTACCAACACCGCCAATAATCTGAGTTGCCAATGTGCCAATAGCTTTATCGCGCTCAAACTGAGCTTTCTGCGTCCCAATAGGAGCTTGCTTTTCTTCTTCTTGGAGCCTGACTCTGCCCGTCTGTATTTCTTGCGGCGTAAGTTGTTCTGCCTTTTGAGTAAGCAGTTCTTGCTGACGAGTAGCTAATCTTTGTTGTTCTAGCTGCAAAGGGTTCATCTGCATAGACTGCTGCAAACTTTGTGCCCCAGCGGCAAGATTAAGCATATCGCCAAGCGTCATTGGCTTGGTTTGTGGGCCTATTTGATAATTAAAACCATAATCAGGCATGATTATTCCTTACGCCACATTAAATGGAGGAGTCGCGGTGCTGCCGCCTTGAGCAACGTTTTGATTCTGACCAAGAATTGCTTGCAAGATTTGATTAGCGTTGTAATTCTGAACACCGCCAGCAACAGCATTTGCAGCACCAGTAATACCTGCTGCCTGAGCGCCAGCACCACCAACCGCAAGTTGCCCAACATTAGTAGCCATATTCTGACCGGCTTGCGACGTTGTTCCTTGTGCTTGCTGACCAATACCGGCAATGCCAGCCAAAGTGTTATAAATGTTGGTACGCTGGTTTTGGAAGTTTTGGAATGCGTTCTGATATGCGTTGCCAGCATAGTTTTGCGTGTACTCTTGCAAAGCACGTTGAGCATTTCCACCCATCCCACCACCGGCTAAATTAGCCTGACGCTGTGCTGCTTGTTGACCTTGCTGCAACATAAAGTTGTAGTTAGGCGCAAGACCGGCATACAAGTCTTGAGGCGTAAACTGGCGAGTCAGATAATCTGTTCCTGTAGCTGTACCGATAGGCTTGCCGGTTTCATCATATTGCTGATATTGACCGGGCAACATTGATCTAATTTGACCAAGCGCCTGATAACCCGCGCCACGCTGCGGAGCGTATTGCGAATTAATAATGTCAAACATTTGCTTCTGCAAATCAGCCGCATATTTAGCCGCCTCATATTGTTTATCAGCAGCATATATAGACGCAGCGCCTTGACCCGCGCCAGTAAGCAACGAAGCAAGAGAAGATTTGTTTAAAGCGTTTGAAATAAGGTTTTTTGCGTCAGCAGCAGATAAGCCCGTATTTTGGGCTACAGCTTTTGCTATATCGTCAACGGAAGCACTACCACCTCCCGGCAAAGGAATGTCATAAGGGAAAACATCGGAAGTATTTTCACCATCAATAATCGGGCCTGTAGGCAGCTCATCTACTGCTTCATTAATAGCGCCGCCAGAACTTGTGCCAACGCCGGGGATACTGGTAGGAACGTTAGACAGATCAGACAAACTAAACCCGCCAGCGCCCGCAAGACTTGCACCTATGTTTGGCCCAATTAAATCAGCGGCGTTTATAACTGTAGGCAAAAGATTAGCAGCACCAGCCGTTAAACCACTTGGGATTAGGCTAGACAGCCCAACAGAGCCAGCACCGATAGCAGTACCGCCTGCGCCAACAGAAGCCCCAAGTCCGGGAGCTAATACGCCGCCACCAGCATTAAGCGCAGCAGTTCCGGCAGTAGTTGCCCCACCGGGCAATGTAAGGCCTCCAGTAAGGTAATTGCCGGTAACGCCTGCATTTTGAGCCGCAGTAGTAGCCGCAGACGTTGCAGCGTCTAATGTAGCCGAGCCAACGCCAGCACTGCTAATACCGTTCAATATGTAATTCAGGCCGTTTGCAGCGCCCATAGCCATAAGAATTGGCGACAACTCGCTGGCAATCCCTGCAACGCCTTGTACAAGACCACCAAAAAATCCGGGGTCACTTGTGTAAGTAGGAGCCTTAAAAGTAGACGTTGCTGGATTACCATCTGCGCCAATTACAGGTTGTAATGTGCCGTTGGTATCTTTGTAAAGCGTTGTTGTATGAGTTGCATTACTTGCAGGTGTTCCGGGAACTCGCTCAGTAATGGCATATAGGCCTAATTCGTTAGCTTTTGCATTAATTGCGTTATACAAAGGCAACTTGTCTATTACCGTTTGTTTAGTACCAACAGGCCCAGACGTTGTTTTAACGTATTGCGAAGTATCAATTCCAAGAGATTTAGCAGCAGCAACCAAATCACCACTTACAGAAGGAACGGTTTTGCCGGTCATTCCATCTGGAATATCTTTTTTTGTAACCCCAAGAGCCGCAGCACCTTTAGCAATAGACGAATTAATAGAAAGCATATTGCCTATGCTTGTGCTAAGCGCACCTTTTGACTCGGCAGCTTTAAGCTTTTCGCCAGTTAAAATATTAGGGTCACTATTTTTTGTGGTGTTTTGAGTAAGAATGCCTTTTACTACATCGGTAGGAATAGCAGACCCGGACGGAGCGTTGTAATACGCAACTTCTTCAGTTTTAGATGTAAATTTTGGCTTTTCTGGCGCAGGAGTTTGCACAGGCCCAACTAAAGGCGTTGTGGCAGCAGACGAAGCCATTGAAGAAATAGGGGTAACAGCAGGCGTATCTGCCCCGCTTTTGTATTGAACAAAAAAAGGACTGTTTTTAATTGGTGTTGTGCGAACAATAGCCATTTTTTACCCCAAAATCTTTTAAGGATTGTAATACGGAACTTTGTACGGTTTGCCGTTTACTGTCACATTTATAAACCCTACCGGATTAGCCGGTAGCGAAGCAGACCCGGCAGTAGCAGAGCTTGAGCTTGAGAAATTAAGCAAGTTCAAAAAAAATTGCTGCCAAGGCCTAGTTGGTCGATTAGTTACCGGATCTAAAAACTCTGTCTGCGGATACGGTTGTATCTGGCTGGTATTTTGCGTAACGGACATTAGTTTTCTCCAACGGAAGCTTTTAAGTTAGCGGAAACAATTACGCATTTCACAGGATCTGTTACCACCACCTCAAAAACCCGGTCACGAGCCATACCCAAACGTCGCCAAATAGCCCTGTTTTTAAAGCGCCCTATAGCCCCAATTCCTACCCAATATTCCTTGCTCCAAGTGCTGCCGCCATCATTAGACCAACGCAACATAGCTTTTGGATTAGCTACAGAATTATCAACAACAACGGGCTGTGTTGCCAAAATATAAGTTCCATTGGGAAGCAAAGTAAAAGCCTCTACATCGCCTATTGTGTAAGTTTCGCCAAGGTAAATAGCGCCCGCCTCAACAGGGTTGGAAATAAAGTAACTGCCGCTGTTACCAACTCCGGGCTGGAACTGAATTTGCAGTTCATCAAAATACTGCCGCTGGAAATCAGCAACCAGATGCGGCGCTCTACGCAACCTGCGTACATGCTGACCGTCATCTGTATAGTTGTTTTGGTCTAACTGATAAAGCTTGCCGTTTTCATAATCTCCAACAATAACCATGCCTTGGAACAAGCAGCAGCAATTTCCGCGATGTCTGCCATAAGTGCCGTTATTGTTCCAATACAGCCATTTGTGCCACATTTGCGTTGCCGTATCAAATACCCAAGTTAAATTAATACTTGGGAAAGTTACAACATAGCATTCATGGCCTTCTAGCTGGTATGTCCAAGCAATAGCGTCATCTATGTATTGGTCAAGTAATGAATTCTCTACGGCATGAGTAGATATGCGAGTTGGTTTATAACCATCCATTTGCATAATCTGCGCCTGACCACGCGCATTTCTGCTGACATAAGCAAAACTGTTACCTAATCTCGATAACGAAAATTCTGCCGCAATACCATGTTGAGTGCTTGTGCCGGGAATACGCTGGAAAGGGAAAGGAACCGCGCCAACATCTACCCAAACCTCACTAGAAGCATTGCCAAGCAGGTAAATTTCCCTATGGTCAACAATAAGCGCAACCAGATCATCCGGTGCGCCATCTTTTAAGCCATAGCTCAACCCATTAGAAATAGGCGACAAGAAATCAGACGCGCCAAATTCCTGAGAATTAGGTTTGTTGTAAACAAAGTAATTATCAATAATGTCTACAGATGTACCGCCAGAGAATGCCCCATCTGTGCTTGGCAAAACCGTCCAGTTAAGCGCATAAAGCGTTGTACTAGCTACTGCACCAGTTGCACTAACCCCATAGGTTCCTGTGCCTCCTGTGCCCGTTCCAAAGCTTGTAATGACAGTTCCTGCGGTAACGCCGGTTCCTTGGATAGTTTGCCCAAGAAAAATAGTGCCTGAAGATACCGCCGTAATTTGTAAAGAATTGGCAACTAAATTAGCTGTACCTGCTGCGCTTGATCCTGAGCCGCCAAGACTATCGGCAAAATTAACTGTCGGCGCTGTTGTGTAGCCAGAGCCATAGTTAGCCATAGTTACAGCAGTAATCTTGCCGCCTGATTGCGTAGCGGTGCCTGTAGCTGGAGTTCCAGCCCAAGTTAGCGTTGCAGTCCCGTTAGCTGCCGAACCGCTTGTATGAGTTGGTGCAGTAGAACCGGAAGTACCGCCAACAGTAACAGTGTAAAGATTAAAACCGTAATAAATTTGCTCATTTAAAGCGTAAACAGTTGTTGCTTGCCACAGTTTCCCAAAAGTAACGACTGGATTTGAGTATCCAGACCCTTCATTAGTAATAGTGACGCTATTAACGCCACTAGAAATAGAGCCAGTAACAATAGCAGCAGATGCCGCGCTATTCATTTGCTCAGTGGCAATAGTCTGAGAAATGTTTACTGTGTAGGTTCCAATACCGCCAGTGCCAGTGCCAAGACCGGTAATTACGGTTTCCTGAGCAACGCCGATACCAAAGATTACCTGTCCAACAGCAAGAGAACCGCTAGATACAGAATCAACGGTTAATGTCGTTGTGGAAATACTTCCGGTAAATACTGCCGTTGCAGGCGTAGAAATGCGCCAAGTGTAACGATATGCACCGTCTACGATATAGACATTTATGCCGTTGTCAGTAACGCCTACCCTGCCTGTGCTGGTATTTAGCTGACCAACAATAGAAGCATTTAAGCCTGAATCCAGAACATAAACATAAGGGCCGCAAATAGCGACCATGTAATCGCCGCTAGAAACAGTATGAACGCCACGAACTACTGTTTGAGCGGTAAGAACTGACTTTGTAGTAAGGCCGGGCGTAGGATAAAGAGACACCACGCCGCGCTCACCGGGAGGCTTGAGCGGATCAATCTCAGGCCTCCAATTAATGCACTCCTGCGCATCTTGGTAGATAGAAGGCGAGGTATAACTTGGGCCTACGAAACCAAAATCAGGCATAGCTTATTCTCTGTATGATTCACCACGTAGCAGTGTTTTCATGCTCGGTAAGCTAAGGCCAAACATTTCAGCCAAACTCTTTACGCTCGCACCTTCTTTGCGCAATCTACGCGCTTCACGCGCTTGTGACATCGATAATTTACATCTTGGGCCAGTATCAGTCGGAAATTTATTTTGCCGACCTTTTGCAACTTTATCTGCCATATTGTCAGCATGAGTGCCGACAAATAAATGCTTGGGATTACAACATCCCGGATTATCGCAAGTGTGAAGCAAAAATCCAGAATCAGAACTACTTTTTGGCGCGCTTAAACTAATAACGTCTGGAAATGCAATGTTGTAAATAACTCTATGTGCGTAATATCCAACATCATTTATCCAAGTTCGCCCATATCCTTGACTGTTTTTGTAACCTAACCATTCCCAACATTCATCTTCCCCGCGTTTGTCTACTTTGCTCCACAAAACTTCTGGAGTGTTTGCAGGCCTACCGGGATTGCTAGGATTCCTGCCAATTTTAGCCGCATATGCAGCACGATCCCTAGCACGTTTTCTTTCAATTGCTTCTTCTTTCGTGTACATAAAACCTCCTTTTTTGAATGAGATTTTATTGTACATGAATTGACGGAAAAAGTCACCTGAAGAAACCCCCACTCAAAATCCAACCAGCATCCTTGCTTCTGCTAACCAGCAACGAATCAGGATACTGAGCTACTTGCAGCGGAGACATATTTGTACGCTTAATAGTTGATTTTGCTTGTGCAGCAAACCCATTAATCATTGCAATCTGCGTCTGACTTGCCTTGCCATACATTGGCATAAGCCTTTCAGCCAAACACCACCGCAAGGCCATGTTGTAACCCTTTGGCAGGATGTAATCATCATCGATGGTTGCAATATTGCTAAACACAGTATTAGCAAATATGTGCATTTCGCCCTGAGCTGGATTAGGCCACACAAACAAATTGCCAAAATCCTCGTTAGGATTGAAATACAGAGCTTTAGGCCAAGGGCCGTTAAGCGTCTTTAGGCCAATCATTTCATACTGCTGAAGCGCCAAGATAGCGACAGGGTAATCAAGACCGCCATTTACAATCGGCTGACCATTAGACGTTGTGCTAATACGAACAAAAGCCGAATCTATGTACAAAGGCTTTTCGTAATAAGCAGTAATGTTTGTGCTGGCTACAGTTTGCGGAATGTTAACTTTATAGGTGCCTTCTTCGTTAACGTTGCCTGTGCTGCCAGTAATGGGAGAAAGAATCTTTGTGCCAGTGGTAATCCCAGATCCAGAAAGAATTTGCCCTTGAGCTACCGCGCCAGAAGTAATGCCAGTAACAGTTAAAATTGTTCCAGAAATAGAACCAGTAAAGCCAGCGCCTACAAAATTAGGCGTTGCTGGCATATTGCCTAGCGTGTACTGAACAACTCCGGAAGTTAGGGTAAAGATGATTTCCGTTGTATTGAAAACCATCATGTTTTCGTTAGACCACTGATCTAACATGAAATTAAACATCTGTAGCGCGTCTTGCGCCGCTTCAGGCGTTGGAGTTTCGCCAGCTTCAAGAGCACCAATGTCTTTTAAAGCTCCGCTAATAATCTCAATAGGCTTAGTCATTCCCTATTCCTTCGGCTGTTCAGCCTGCATTTGTTTCTGTACCTGAGTATCAATTCGCATTAGCAAACCGACAACATCCTTGTACCTTAACTCATGCAAGCCAGCAGCTATTAGCTGAAGCTCTTGCATTGTCAATTCTAAAGTAATTGGATTGTTATTCATATAGATACTTTGAAAGTTTTGGGCTTCCAAGGAAGCTCTACAGTTGTTTGCTTTTCTAAGTACCGCATTTGTTCCATTAGCCGAGAAGTTACTAAACAAACGCCATTTTGATTAGTAATTTCCTTTACCCAATCAATAACATTTTCTTCGGTAACATTTGAAATCGGTATCCCGCTATTGCCATTAAAATAACAATATCCTTCAGTCTCTACTTTATTGCCCTCATAAGAAGCGCAAGCAAAGTATTTTGCAGATTTTATAACCCCTTCTTCTGCCCTAAGTTCGGTTATTTTCCATTCTATATTCATGGGGTAACAGGCCAGTTAATTTCCCAAGGAAACCCTTCTTGTGATGGCACATCGCGCAAAGATTGGCGATAAACTCCCCAAGACTGTTTATCTGCTGTGCTATCTGTAATTTGTGTCCAATCGCACTCAGAAAGGCGGCGATTACGCTCTGCCCTCATAGAAGCCGCTTGCTGCGCGTCTAAAGCCGCTTTGGCCTCATCATCCATATCAGCAACGGAATATTTCGTATACCACTTGCCTTCTATTTCCTGAATGCCATCGCGAAAAGCAGTCTGATAGCGCGTAGGCTGTGCTTGCGGGCCTTCCATGATTGGATCGCCGCCAAAATCATTAATAACACCTAATGTCAACGGCACAGGAAAAGACGTATCAGGAAACATAGCCCGAAATTCGCTTTCCATTACTACCTGACCTGTATCTCGAATTCTTATTTCCATGATTGTCCTCAAGCAATTGCCAAAAAGATATATGTTCCACCGTTGGCGTTTATACCTGCCGGTGCAGTGCTGCTGATCTCAAAACCTGAGTTTGCAGTGTCAACGTAGTCTGTATTAGTAACTTCTGCCGCTGTTGAGTTTAAAAGCAGATACGGGTCGTTGCCAGCCACTATGCCTCGCGCAGAATCCCAAACGTACCAATCGCCTGTAGAGTCAGTGCGCTTAATCATCACAAACCGGCTGCCAGCAGTGAAGCCGCAGTTAATGGTTTGCGTAGTTCCTGTTCCAGTGTAGCTGCCTACTTTGGAAACGCCGGGGCAAGAGGCAAATAGGTACGTCACATAATTATCGGAAGAGCTGTTTATGTACGCAGGAGATTGCACATAAAACACAGAGCTTGTTGGCGCTTGATCCCAACTTCCAGAAACAGCAGCCGCCGTCGTTTGTAGATACAACTCAGATGTATAAGTAAGCGCGGCATGATACACAGGCCATCCGTAAGAATTTGTTCGACTCTTGCGAATCATAAACTCCGGAACAACCCCAAGATTATGATTAACTGATTTGGTGGTGCTTGTCCCCTTATCGCACACCACATCAAAGAAGCCGGGGGCGCGACGGAAAAAATGCTCTACATAGTTGTATCCACCAGCGTAGTTGACGGTTGCATTTCCAGCAGTATCCGCGCCAAGACGCTCACCATCTTGCACATCAAATCCAGTTACTGAAGTTGTATCAGTAGTCTCTGCTGCTGTAGAATTTGTGACAAGTTCTTTAGTTGCTCCGCGCAATCTGTCATAAAACGAATTGGCAAAAGCAACGTTTTGAGCTTTGCTATGCAGTAAATCAACAGGAAAACCAGCACCTGTAACAGTTACATTTGTTCCGGTTCCAGTGCGAGTAATTGCGTTGTAAACACTCGTCCCACTCGTCGGCGTTCTCATAGGGCCGCGACGGATGGCGATGTAGATGCAGGTTTGGCTCGCACTTCCTGTTCTATACGCAAAACCAGTTGCCGTTGGGTTGCCTTTTTCCTGCAAAGTCCATTCAGCATTGCTCATATTTGCATTTAGCCGAGCATCATCCTGGGAACTTACGGATTGGCCTGTTACCCACCCTCTTGATACATCAACAATTTCCCACCCAATTGCGGAATCACTAGAGCTTTTTACCATCAACCACTGCGGCTCATAACCAAGTGTCACAGAAGCATTACCAGAACCATCCGTCGTAAACGACCCACAGCTAATTACATTATCCGTACCAGCCGCGCCAAACCCTCCTGCGTCGTGAGCGAATAGGTAGGCTTCATAAGTTGCGCCGCTTGCGTTTACGCCTGCTTCTGTGCCAACAGTAAATTCAGTAGCAGTAGGAGTTGTATTGTTCCAGAACGTTGAGTTTGTTGATGTGCCGCTTGTTGCGTTTAAAACCAGTGCGCCAGTGTTGCCAACGCTACGGTGATAGACACGCCAGTTTTGAGTATTGTCCGTACGTTTAACAATAATACAACCCGGCACTGAGCCAAGATTGTGACTAACCGTCTTAGTTACACCAGTACCGCTATAAGTAACAATGTCAAAGAACTTTGATTGCTTACGAAATGCCCATGAGACATAAGTCGCGGTATTTGTGTTGTAGTCCGCGTCAGCCCCTAAAGAAAATCCTGTAGAGGAAAACGCAGTTAACCCAGTTGACTCAGTAGTTGAAGCGGCTGTGCTGTTGGACTCTAAAGACTTGGTTGCTCCGCGAACAGTGTCAACTAATCTATGTCCTGTTGCTCCAGATCGTCCTTTAATCCATACCAGCCCGCCTTTACCTGACAGATCAATCCCGTTTGTGATCGTCTGCGTCGAGCCGTTGCCCTGATAAAGGTACGTGCTGAATACGTCCTCGATGTAATTCGCAGCAGAAGCAACAGCAGCAGTTTTAGAAGCAGCAAACATATTTATCCTTTACGGAGTGTAGTTTTGTCCAATCGTAGCTCCGTACCAATTAGTACCATCGCTAAAGAATGAATAAATATCTTGCCTGCTTGCCGTAGTTGTTACCGTAGGGGCTGTTCCACCCGGCCACTTTACAGTAGACCATGTAACCGCATAACTTCCTGAGCCTGTTTTCAGCATAACAATAAAAGACTTACCCGATACCGCAGTTGGCATCGTAATAGTTGGACTACCTGTTAGCGTAATGATCTGAACAGTGCCGTTCGTAAGGCTAAGAGTAATTGCTGTGCTGCTGTTTGCCGTATACGGAGTTTCAACATAATTCGTAACCGTTGGATTGGTTAGGGTTTTGTTGGTCAGCGTATCCGTAGTATCCCGAGCAACAAGCGTATCGCTTGCCGCAGGAACGTTAAGGTTGTAATTAGATGCGGTATTAGGGCCAACTAAGTTAACCGCGCCGCCCAAAGTTGCCTGAAAGACTAGTTGTCCCATAATATTCCCTTACGGTGCAATAACAAGTTGCGAAGCTCTCAAAGCTCCGGTTGATGGGTTAAATTGAAGCTTTGTTGAGCTAACGTATTCAGTTGTCAGGTTGCCAGAAGTAACATCGGCAAACAAAATATACCGAGTCGCATTAGTTGTCGTATCGTCCGTTACCGTAGCGTAAGACGAAGGCATTACCCAAGTAGGGGGAGCGGTTCCGTTAGATTGCAAAACCTTGCCAGCATCGCCTGCGCCACTAGCCAAAAATGCCGTAGTTCCTGCCGCAGATTGATAAGGAATAGATGCCGCTGCACCACCAGCTAGATTAGTTGCTGTTCCGACAGCCAAAGTGCTTTGTGCTACGTTTTTCCAATATTGTGCAGTGCTGTCGTAAACAATTACGTCGCCGTTATTTAACGTGCCAAATTGCACATTTGAGTCAGTTCCGCCAAGCACAGACCCCGGATGAACTCGAATAAATATTTCGCCTGAACCGCCACTAGCCGCATTAATAACTGCCGCCATTTGCACTTTTACATTAGGCGCACTTGGCAAAGTTTTAGTAAGACCGCCAGTTACAGCAGGGTTATACCAAAGCACGTCACCATCAACAAAAGCCGAAGTGTCTATTCCGCGCAGATAACCAAAAGTCTGAACAAGCCCAAAATCATTAAGAGCAAGCGTTTCAGCAGCAACGCCCATAATGTAAGTACCGTCCGTTACCCCCGTAGCTGGAGCGCCAGTAATTACGCCACTTGACCCCACAGATCCGGTAAACATCACTACCTGACCTTTGGTTATAGCTGAACTTGCTTTAATGTAAATAAATTCTGATTCGTTTACTGGCGCGATAACGTTGGTTGTCATGCCGACATTTAATGTCGTGCCGCCATTCCACCAAAGCTTACCAACAGCAGGAGTTACCGTAGCGCCAGTATTTAGCTGAAGATAATCAGCGCCAAGGTTGGTAATGCCGGTAATGATGCCGCCTGAAATAGATACGCTATTAGAGTTTTGCGTAGCCATGCTTCCTAAGCCAGTAATGTCACTGCTTGGAATCGTTGCAGAGGCCGTTACAGCCGACGTATCGTTACCCTTTAGGTATCCAGTAAGGCCAAGCGTTTTAAGCGTGTTAAACGCTCCTGAGCCGCCTGTAATCGCTACAGAACTGGCATTCTGAATAGCCATTGTGCCAAGGCCAGAAACGTCTGAACTTGGAATGCTTGGAACAGTAGAAAATGGGCTTTGACCGTCTGCTTTTAAATATCCAGTAGTAAAAGACGAAGCGCCAGTGCCGCCATAAGGCACAGTAATTTCTGTACCATGCCAAACGCCAGTTGTAATTGTGCCAACGCCTGTGATGCCAGAATAGTTGCCGCTTATATAGCTTGAGCCAACAGTTCCGCTAGTAATCTGATTGCCGTTAATAGCAATATTGGTATTAACAACAGCAGTAATTTGACCTTGAGCATTTACAGTAACTACAGGTACAGCAGCAGCAGACCCGTAAGTTGC